ACAGCGACAAGCGAAGTAGCCGGAGACGGGGGCCAAGGCGATGTAGGTGAGGCGGTAAGTGGCGCGGTAGGTGTAGTGGGTTCAATTGACAACCTAGGCACGGTCCAAAGGCGGCAGCTAGCGGACCAGGATGCATTCCTGGCCAACTATGCCACCTCAGGCACCATACTCTCCGCTGCCAAGGCGGCGAACGTCAGCAGGCAAACTGTCTACAATTGGCGTGATAGCGGGGCTTTGGGTTTCAAGGCGCGCTTCGACGCCGCTAAGGATTCTTTCCGGGAGTCCCTGGAAGATATTATGTTTCAACGACTCCGGGATCCTAAGACTCACCCGGTGCTGCTGATATTCGCCTTGAAAGGCCATTGGCGTGAGAAGTACGGTGACGCCGTCATTCCATCCGACGACAGTGCTAAGGACGTGCTAACCAAGCTCATGGACTGGAAGCCCAGGGCGATGGGGGCGAAGGTGGCAACGGGGGGCGGTGAGCGCGGCGTAGAGGAGAGGGCGGGCTAGGAGGCGGCAAGGCTTAGGCTGGGACTCAGGAGGATCTAATCCAACCCCGTATAACTTTTATGCCATAAAGGCGCGAGGGGTTCCCGGGCCTAATGTTGCTGAGAAAATATATTATGAACAGCAAAAAGGCTTACTCTTCGGTGTGCGAAGCGGCCGTAAGGCAGTGAGCGGAGCACACCGTCTTCTCTTCTTTCATAGCTGTTTCCATTAGTGGTGTGCAACATTGGGGAGAGACCCCCCTTAGGGGGTCTCCCATCTTACACACTAGTAACATCTTATGCGTATCTTACGCGCGGGCGCGCGAGGGCAAAGTAGTGTGAAAGTGGTGTGATAGCCTTGCACACTACCGCACACCACTCACACCACTGGGGCGGGATTAGTGGTTTATGGAGTGCATGCGGATTAAGCGAAATAGCGGATTGGTGAAGGCGGTCCTAATCCGCCAATCCGCCTAATCCGCATCGCAAGGAGAACTAATGGGGTATTTCTTAGACCTGGCAAATCAATCCAAGTTGAGACGGCACACGGCCAGGGGCCGAGAAGCCGTAGAGAGGGGATTTATGATTGAATTGGTAAATGTTGTGGGCGGGGAGGTGTTTGGGGTCAGGGTGGAGGAGTTGCCTCCGGTGGGGACTTTGGTGCATATTAAGAGTGAGAATCGCGGGGTGCGTATTTGGCGGGTGGAGTCGATCCGTTTGGAGGTGGGGGAGAGTGGGTCTGGGGAGTATGTGGTTATGGTGAGGGAGATGAGGGAGGGTCCTGTTAGGTTAATGGACCTCTATGCTCGACCGGAACACTTAGAGGGCGGGGATTCTGAATAGATGGTGCATTTACTAGCCGGTCCGACAGTAGCGGTAGAAGAGATTTCGTCTCGGACAGCCGCGATGTTCGATATCGTTGGTTATAAGCCGTGGCCCGAACAGGCCGATATCATTAACTGTAAGGACCGGTTTATTATCGTGACGGGCGGTGAGCAGGGCGGTAAGAGTATCACGGCGTCGAAGGCATTTCTTGGTCGTTGGCCGAAAGATATGGAAGATAAGTGGGATGGTAGCTCACCGTTGGTTTACTGGTTGGTGGGGCCGGATTACGCAAACACACAGGCAGAATTCGACTATATACGTGATGATTTCGTCCACCTATTTGGTGAGCATTCCGTCAGGGCGTCGAAGCGTGTTGACCCCGGATACATAGAGATCAAGTTTCCAGACGAGTCTAAGCCTCGTATCAGGGTAGATACCAAGTCCGGTACCGATCCGAGGAAAATCACCCGCGTTGCTCCAAACGGTATCATAGGGTGTGAGGCTTCACAGTTGGATCTGGAGACATTTGAGAGGTTGAGGGGTCGTACAGCACCTCGGAAGGCGTGGTTGCTCCTGAGCGGGACGCTGGAGGGCAGCCTGGGATGGTATCCTACGGTGGCAGAGGGGTGGAAGCAAGGGCAGGAGGGCAGGCGTAGCTTCGAGTTACCGTCCTGGACCAACAAGACGCTCTATCCTGGAGGGCGTAACGACCCTGAGATACTGTCTCTGAAAGCGGAAAGCTCCGATGCCTACTTCATGGAGCGGATTGCCGGTCAGAGAGTGCCGCCCAGGGGTCTGGTGTTCGGTGAGTTCCGTCCTGATATTCATGTGAAAGATATCGAGTGGGTTCCCGATCAGACGGTGACGTTGTGGGTGGATCCCGGGTACGCCGGAGCCCATGCTGTCATGGTTTCCCAGCAGGTTAACGGGCAGGAGAACGTGTTCGACGAAATTTACGAACGAGAGATGACCACAGAGGATATGATAGATATTGCTCAATCGCGCCCGTGGTGGAAAGATGTGCGTGAGGGAGTGATCGATGTGGCTGGTTGGCAGCACCAGGCGATGGCGGCTCCTGCGGAGATATGGATGAGCAAAGCGGGTTTGTACATGTCCTCTCAGCGCATACGAGAGGCAGAGGGCAGGGAGCGGCTAAAGACGTTCTTAAAACCCGACCCCATCACCGGCATTCCAAAGATAGTTTTTGCTCCGAGATGTAAGGGGATATTGAGTGAGTTCGGCGCCGTCGCAAGTCCTTTCGATGGACAAGATAAACCCTATAGGTGGAAAACTGACCGAGAAGGGAATATAGTAGGTCAGAGCCCCGAGGACAAAAACAACCACGGGATTAAAGCTACTACCTATGGCATCGTTGACCGTTACGGCTACGCGAAATCACAGGAACGAAGTAAGTTCCGCGTTAAGAGGTTCTGATGCCCCGTAAGACACATGCTGACCAAGCGTCAGAGATCATTGCCCTCGTTACCGATCACGAGAGTGCCACGCAGGGGCTTCGTGATCGGATGGAGTCTGACTATGGCCTGTATTTATTAGACCAGAGACTCCCGCCCGAACCCGACGATAGACCTGACTCAAACGAAGGATTTCGTATCTACACGTCGAACGAGCCGCAGACTTACGCGGACAAGGTTATCTCCTGGTTAGCTACGGCGCATATTATCATTCGCATCCCACCGCACGATGCACAGCAGGAGGAGCGTGAGCTAGACGACATTGCTGAGAGATTCCTGATCGGCTGTTTCGAGGCGGCGGATGATAGGCTGCTAACCATATTGATGCCTACATTGCAGGACGCGGAGGCATTCTACGCTACCGTGCGTGGATGGTTGTGCGGTCGAGTAATGATACGGAAGGACGAGGAAGGCAAGACCTTCGTTGATCTAATGCCCTGGGATCCGATGCACACATTCTGGGGCGTCGGAGAAAACGGCCTGACATGGGCGTGCTACCGCACCAAGAAGAGCAAAGCGGACATCAAGGCTATATTTGGCAAGAACGTCTCCGGTACCGATAGCGAAAAGAGTTCCTTCACCGTCTACGACTACTACGATAATGAGAGCAACACGGTCGTGATGGAAGGCGACATTGTCCTCAAGAAGTCCGAAAAGCACGGAGGCAAGACGGTCCCGGTAGTTATCGTCGCTGTCCCAACCAGCCCTCCTGTCGATTCGATGGAGAGATCTGACGGTGATGATGACTCTGTTCACTACGGTGAGTCGGTCTTCAAGTCAAATAGGGCACTGTACGAGATCCATAATCTGATTTCTTCGGTTATGCTGGAGCTGGTGGCTCGGGCTAGAAAGCCTCCGCTTGGCGTCTGGTCGCGTGACGGTACCAAGTCCCTGGATGAAGACCCGTATGCTGAAGGAACAACGATTTCATTCGCAGACGGAGAAAGGACCGAGGCGTTAAGGCTTTTAGAGACCACCCGTGATACCGGCGCGTTTCTGGGTATTGTGTCTGGAGAGGTCCAAAGAGGCTCTCTGCCCCATAGCATATTCGGTGAACTTCAGTTCCAGCTTTCCGGCTTTGCCATATCAACTTTAAGGCAGGGTATTGATAGTGTCGTGCAGCCACGTATCAAAGCACTGCGTAGTTTCTATCGTCTGGCGGCGGCACTTCTCAGAGAACAGTACACTTCAGGTGCGTTTGAGAACCTGCGTCTGGCTGGGATCACACGGCAGAACAAGTTCTTTGATCAGG